AAAATCCCTTATCCTTTGATGTGCAAGACGAGCTAGTTCCTATTCAAGGTATTGGTATGGGATGTATATTAACCAAAGTCAGTATCTTCGAAGAACTTACCAAGCCCTGGTTTGACTTCCAGTGGAGTCCCGAGTCAAATGACTTCTTAGGTGAAGACATGTATCTATGTCAAAAAATCAACGCCGCTGGATATACAATCAAAGTAGATACTGCACTGAGTCAAGAACTGCACCATCTTGGCACCTACGCATTCAACGTAGATTTGTTAGATTAAATCTAACAGCAATTCTAGTTTAGCTCTAATAATCTTATTTGTAAAAGAGTTCTTAACGCCCTGGTGCAAGGGCTTGGGATAGTTTTCATAGTCACACCAAGCATATCCAGAATGTTCTTCATTGAGAGTTGGTGTAAATTCTCGATCAACTAACAGCACATAGGTGTTATATTGAAAGTGTTGATCATTGCTAACAAATAATTCTAAGGGAATAATCTTTTTAATAGTGGGAGTCTTACCTACTTCTTCTTGAATTTCTCTGGTCAGTGCATCGTAGGCAGTGTTATCACTGGGCTCTTTTTTGCCGCCAACCAATCCCCAGGTGCCTGCAGTCTTGCCCTGTGTGCGTAATAAGAATAAAAATCGTCGAGTATCTTTGGCAAGAAACATCCCGCCACTGCATATAACTTGATTTACAATATTAGTCGCCATAACCTTGCTTCGTACACACCTTCATAACTTTTACTCCAGGAACCTCCGCTCCATTTATACTGTGTTCCTGTATATGAGTTAGTTATGTAAGTGACTGCTGTGACTGCGGCAGAATCGAATACAATGCTCCATGCACTGCCGTTCCACGCTATAATGTCATTGGCATGGGCCTGAAAATCACTAAGGTCTGTGTTTTTCCATGCAACTGGACCGGAAAAACTAGGATCGTTAAACAAAGGAGTAATATTAATATCTTCTAATATTAGATATCTTGTTCCCGATACAATGCCTGTTGGATTAAATGTTTCTGGATTTATAACAGCATCAACCGTTCCTCTACCTGATATAATTGTATTTCCCGGAACTGTGTCTAGGTCAACGTTTAATCGCATGGCAAATTCATCACTAGGATCTAAACTAATGTATGCAATTACATCATTGCCTGCAGGCTGTGTAAATCTTAATTGACTTAAACCTGCCCTGAATTTTCCCGGATATAGATCTAACAACCTAGTCCATGCAGATGAGTTAGTAGGATTGGCAATATCTATGCCATCACCTCGTCCATTAGGACGAATTAATCGTGCCACGTTATTAAGCACTAATAGATCAAAGTCACCTGGAGTAACAGTTATAGTAGCATCCGGACTAGCACCTTGGAACATTTCAGCGGCATTTACATCACTGTATTCTGTGCTAATAGTACCTTGTATAGTTTCAGCAAATATGTTAGAAATAATCTTAGTAATGATACCTAGTTTTTTAACCTTGGCAGGTGGTGTAATCCATATAGGCGCAGTAAAGGTTATAGTCATAATATCTATATCTTCATTGACACCTTGAGGTACTGTTCTACTACTCCACGTTTGATTCTCTAAAGTTATAGTTGATAAACTGGTCCAGTCAATATAATTGTCCGTGGTTTGTATTTCAAAACTAGGATTAAAGAATACAACTAACTGTTCCCAGATCTGTAATTTTTGTTCAGTGTTTGTTGACCAAATGTCGGCTGAGAACGTTGCCTTATAGGGGCTGGGCATTATGCGTTCAATGGTATAATTGTTGCCTTGTACATTTAGATATTCATTGTTATCTTCGTCAAACGCCCGCTCACGAATCTGCACCTTACTAATAAAGGTGGGATCTTGTAGTCTGGTAAGATCGTATTGCATGTCTTTAATATAGCAGGCAATAAATGGCGCACTGGGAATTGTGTTCTCACTGTTCTTTTTAAGTATTTGACTAACTTGTCTAGTCATATCACCATAGCGAACAGGCACGCGAACTAACTGCCCTTTGGCATCTTTATAAGCAAAGTTGCTCATAATCTGAATAAATTGTGTCAAGTATCTGCGTACTTGGCCATCATAAAACCAGTCAATAATAGCACATCGGTATTAAACCGAAGCCTCCCGTTCTACCCATTGTTTTTTACCATCTATCATTTTTAAAGTTTTTCCTTTTAATGAACTTGTTCCGCCCTTGTTAGGATGTACTTTGCCCTTCATAGGACCACCATCTTTCCTGCTCCATCCTCGATCAGTTCCTTTGAGTCTTCTACGAACTCTTGCTTCTTTTTGCGCTTCGCTCATTCTTTTAATACTTTCAGGATGATGCATTTTATTTCCACCACCATTTCTGATATTAAATCCATTTTTAATGCTATTAAATTCTTTAATATATTTTTCTTCTAATGTATTTAACTCATCTAAAGATGCTGCATTGGCAATTATTTCAAATGTAAAAGCATCAACCCCATATTTTTTTAAAGCATTATGAAAATGATATGTTTTTGGTGTATGTTTACTGTCGCAAATATGCTCCATCCGTCGTTGGTTAGGATCTTGTATAGTTTGACCTATATAACATCTATTAGACTCTATATGAGTAAACTTATAAATGTGCATATTAATTATCTGCCTTTGCTTTTAATACCTGACTCAATGCCTGGCGTTCTGGGACAACTACTCCACCTATTGTTGCAGTTGTTGTGTTATTAACAAAACTAGCCTTCATTTTTCGTCTCACTAATAATGGATCATTGGTCTGTGTTTCACCTAATGTACTTGTGGTCATACGCACGTTATCTTCAAATTTAATCCAATTTTTACCATCATAACGGAATAATCTATTAGGCAAATAATCAGTTCTTAAGAAAAATTCTCCCTTTATTGCCGCACCCGGAAATGCTATACCAAAGCTGTACGGTGCACCATCTGGCGGAATACCGTCTCCAGTCAAGTATCCTACATAATAATTTTTAGTGGGGCTTGATAAAACTGCACTGGCATCTAATGCATTTGAACTTACATCAACTTCACCATTGGCTACATCTTCAACTTCAACTAGGCCTGTTTCATCTCTGGGAATTACATAAAACTGATTAGTTTCGTATCCGCTTTTTGCAGCATCTGCACGGGCCTGTGCTATGATTTGATCATTAATATCAATGTTTGTTTGATAGCTAGACAACAAGTCTCTTAATGTGCTACCATCTTCTGCACCGCTATCTTGATCAAGGATTTCTTTAAATTCTTGAGTATCAACTAGTGGTTGACATTTAGCACGTAGCAAGTGAGGATACCAAGTTTGACTGTAACCGCTTGCAGGGCGAGTAACTTCGCTGACTACATAAAATCTTTTTAGTGCTACTAATCTATCATCTAATGCATATTCATCTTTTTGGTGCGGCAGTTCGATAACGTCACCTGACATAATCTTTCTACCAAGACTATCATAAGTCCCACGTAGGTGGAAGGTGATCATAATATTATCGTTTTGTAAAAATAATCCAAATTGGCTTAGATTAAAATCAATGTCTTGTAGTGTATAAATTCCACGGATAACATAGATATCAGGATCATAATGTCGATCTCTGTTTTCCATGAATAACACGTCTTGGATGCCCAGTTCCCCTGCCTCGGCAACGTTTGCTGGTTTAGTGGGACTGCTTTCACCTTCTAATGGATTTACTGCTCCTAGATACTTGTGCAAGTAGATGTCGGTCCCACCCACTTGGAATTGCTCATAGATTGTGCGATCTAGAAATTTAAAATCATTGCCCTTTTCGGGTTTGTATAGGCTGAGTCTTGGCATAGTGTTGTATTTATAAGCTAAATATTGATATGACTGAGAACGAAAACGAACGCCAAAAAGTAATAGATTACATACAAGCTATGCTAGGATCTGGTATGGTGGATGTGGAATTAGACCCTGTGCATTATAACACTGCCATTGACCGTGCTTTAAATAAGTTCCGTCAACGTAGTAGTAATGCTGTAGAAGAAAGCTACGGCTTTTTAATGCTAGAAATAGATAAAAACGACTACATTTTACCTCAAGAAGTAACAAATGTACGTCAAATCTTTAGGCGCAGTATCGGTTCTAGGTCAGGGGGCGGACAAGGCGGATCCTTGTACGAACCATTCAATTTAGCGTATTCAAATACCTATCTATTAACTTCTTCGAACATGGGCGGCTTAGCTACCTATTATGCTTTTGCTTCATATCAGAAGCAAGTAGGCAAAATGTTCGGTAGTGATATTAATTTTACATTTAATAAAACTACTAAAAAACTAACTATCATGCAACGTCCTAGAAGTGAAGAAGAAGTGCTTCTGTGGTTGTTCAACTATCGTCCTGACTTTAATCTACTACAGGACCCCTTTGCCAACCAGTGGCTCAAGGATTATTCACTGGCAACCTGCAAGATGATGCTAGGTGAGGCTCGTGAAAAATTCAATCAAATTGCCAGTCCACAGGGTGGTACTAGTTTAAACGGTACTGCATTAAAAGGCGAAGGCAAAGCCGAAATGGAAACACTAGAACTGGATCTAGTAAACTACAAAGATGGCGGCACCCCACTTACATTCGTAATTGGCTAAAAAATTATTGACAATTATACAGAATTATAGTAAATTATAGTATCACAAGGAGATGCTATGATTATCGGATTCGTGGGTTTTATTGGTTCTGGCAAAGATACTGCCGCAGATTATTTGGTTAACTTTCACGGATTTCGTCGAGACTCATTTGCAAATACTCTTAAAGATGCTGTGGCAAATGTATTTGGTTGGGACCGCACACTCCTAGAAGGTCGAACCGCAGAAGCCCGAGCTTGGCGAGAAGAAGTTGATACCTGGTGGGCAGAACGCCTAAACATGCCTCACCTAACTCCGAGATGGGTACTACAATATTGGGGTACAGAAGTTTGTCGTCAAGGATTCCATGATGATGTCTGGATTGCATCAGTAGAAAACAAAATGCGTAAAACCACTGATAACATTGTGATCAGCGATGTTAGATTTCCCAACGAAATTCGAGCAATTCACAACGCAGGTGGCATCGTAGTTAGAGTACAGCGTGGTGTTACGCCCCACTGGTATGATGTTGCGGCGCAAGCAAACAAAGGCTCAATGAGCGCACAAGACTTCTTAAAGAAAGAAGGTATCCATACAAGTGAAACAGCTTGGGTTGGTGGCAAAATTGACCATGTAGTGTGTAATGATACAAGCATTGATGATTTATATAACCAAATTAAAAATCTGGTCGAAGATCACCTTGTCGCCAAGGCAGCTTGAGTTTGTGAAGTATGCGTTGACAGTTGGCGCACACAGATTTTAAATTTGTATACCTGCAATTAGCTGGATCACCGTCGACGTAAAATACATTAAACTGTTCACTATACTTTGAAGTATAGTTACACTTATCACAAACAGTTTTCTTTTTGTACCCTGCTAACTCCCATTTTGGAGTACCGTCACTCCGGTTATTTGCACAGTGATCACATTTTGACCTGTAGAAAGCACGACCTTCTTTGTAGTAATTAACTGCAACTGGTCTTTGTCTACATATTCTACATAAATTTCTCATACCCGCCCTTTTTGCGCCCTTTTGTCACGTATTTAACCAGGTGTTTTTATCATCATCTTGGTAAATAACTCAAGTAATCCATATAGGAGACAGTTAAATGGCAACATTGAATTCACCAGGTGTACAAGTAAGCGTTATTGATGAGAGTTTTTATACTCCATCATCTCCCGGCACAGTGCCGATGCTATTTGTAGCCACAGAAGAAGATAAAAAAAACCCAAGCGGAACAACCGCCTTGGGTACCACAGCCGCTAATGCAGGCAAAGTATGGTTAATCACAAGTCAACGTGATCTAACAGATACATTTGGAACACCTTTGTTCTATACTGACAGCAGTGGCAATCCATTACACGGTAATGAATTAAACGAGTACGGCCTACAAGCCGCATACAGTAGTTTGGGTGTAAGTTCACGTGCATACATAGTACGTGCAGACATGGACCTAGCATCGTTAGTTCCTACTAGTACAGAACCAGTAGGTGATCCTGTATCAGGTACATATTGGGTTGATACTGCATCATCAGTATTCGGTATTAAAGAATGGAATTCTAGCACACAGGCATTTACTGTTAAAACTCCCATTGTTTTAGATGATACAACGCCGGCTACTAGTTTTACTGGAAGTGTTCCTAATGTTTCAATCGGCCAACAAGGCGATTACGCAGTAGTACTAACTAAAGACAACGACACAAAAATTTATCGTAAAATAGCAGGCAATACTTGGGCATTTGTTTCTGACAACTTTGATAACTTTAAACAAATTCAAATTAGTCCACATTATCAATATCCAACAACATTTAATAGTAATACAGCTACTGGAGCAGTGTGGATTACTACAACTGTACCCGCAAATGGGGCTAACTGGTCAGTAAAATTATACAACGGTACAAGTGAATCTTGGACCACTGTAACTGCTCCTATCTATCCTAGTATTGTTTACGCTAACTATGTATTAGATCCTATCGGTGGCGGCAAGAACGTAGCAGTTGGCTCATTGTTCATCGAATCTAACTACAATCACTCAACCGCAGAAGACGCAACATTTAAAATTTGGCGTAAGGGCGCGGCCGGTCCAACTACTGTTGTAAGTAATTCTGTTCTAACCACAGCATCAACTAGCACTAGTTCATCATTTAGAATTAGAGAAACATTGCTAGATGGTAGTTGGGGTGCTATTCAAACTATGACAATAGCACCTGCCGCGGCAGGAACAAAGATTGGTTCATTAATTCCAGCTGCGGTATCTGCTCAGGCATTAATTTTTACCGTTGCAACTTGGAATGATACTTCTAATGTACTAACACTAACCCATTCGGGTGGTGGCGCATTTGAAGTTTGGAATGACCCAGCAACTGCTCCTCTAACCGGGTTCTTCACAATTGGTACAACTGTAAACATTTATACTGCACCAACAACTGATGTGGTATTTGGTTCTACGACTTTTAGCTTTATCGCTACTACATGGAAGCCATTGACATTCGAAGCAAGACCAACTGCGCCAATTACAATCCCTGCAGATGACACAATTTGGTATAACAGCGTAGTAGATGAAGTTGATATTTTAGTCCATAACGGAACTACCTGGGTTGGTATGAATCACTCTTCTAGTCAATTTTATAATACTGGACTAGATCCCGCAGGTCCTATTATTAGCGCCACACCTCCAGATAGAAACACTGGTCAATCAGATGGAACAGCATTGGTTGTTGGTGACATCTGGGTTGACACCAGTGATATCGATCAGTACGGAAGAAACATTTACGTCTATAGCGGTACTGCATGGGTTAAACAAGACGTAACAGATCAATCAACTCCAACAGGATGGTTATTTGCAGATGCACGTTGGGCAACTAGTGGTAATGCAACAGTGGCTAGTTCTATTACAAGTTTGTTAGCAAGTAATTATCTAGACCCAGACTGTACAGATCCGGCATTGTACCCACGTGGTATGAAATTATGGAACACACGCCGTAGCGGCTTCAATGTTAAGAAATATGTCTCTGGATATATTAATATTC